ACCTTGATGATGCAGTAGAGGTTGGTAAGCTAGGTGTTCAAGCTATTAAAGAAGCAGGGTGTATGTTTAATTTAAATTGTCCACTGGACGGAGACTATAAAGTCGGGGAGAACTGGAGTGAAACACATTAATACTGAAGGACGCTCGTTAGAAAACAAAACTCGTTTAACGATAAAAGGTCATCGTTATCGTGTTGGCAACCCACAGCACCCTTATTACAAGCTGTATAAATTAAAAGGGTTTGAAGCTGTGTATGAGGCTATGGGTATACTTACTTATAAGGCTCATATTTTAGGTGAAAAAGTAAAGAGTTTATATAATCAAAATGTTCAGGGTCACGTATACATAATATCAAACCCTGCGTGGAAAGGTTGGTTCAAAGTTGGCATGGCTGTTGACGCTAAGGACAGATGTTCTAGTTACCAGACTTCATCGCCCTTTAGAGATTATAAGGTTTGTTATTCTAAATACTTTGAAGACAGGCGAGAAGCTGAGAGACTCGTTCACTCCGCGCTAAAAGAAAATAAGATTGAACACGCTAACGAGTGGTTTAAAACAGACCTTAAAACTATAACGAATGTAATTAAAAATATAAAGGACGTTCAGCATGAAGCTTAATACTATAGTACCTGACATCTACAAACACCTTGAAGGACTATCAGACGGTAAGCCTTTGCCGCTAACAGAAGAAGATATTGACAACACTCTTGTTGGAATTAAAGAAGCTCTAATGTCTTGGGCAGTTCCTTCTGATCGCAACAAAGACTTCACGGTTCGTATGTCTAATGTAGGAAAGCCATCGCGTCAGTTGTGGTATGAGAAGCGTGACCCTGCGGGGCGTGGTGGTATTGATGGGCCAACGCAAATCAAGTTCCTGTACGGCCACTTGCTTGAAGAGATTGTGTTGATGCTTGTTCGGATGTCCGGTCACAAAGTAACAGACGAGCAAAAAGAAGTTGAAGTTAAAGGCATCGTAGGCCACATGGACTGTAAGATAAATGGCGAAGTGGTGGATGTTAAGACCGCATCTCGCTTTGCGTTTAACAAGTTCAAGGACGGACGCTTATCACAAGACGATCCTTTCGGATACCTTGGTCAGCTTGCGGGCTACGAGGCGGCAGAAGGTACTGACAATGGCGGGTTCTTGGTGTTGAACAAAGAGAGCGGTGAGTTGTGTATGTACGTGCCTGACGATCTTGATAAGCCCAACATTAAAACCTCTATTAGTCAGCTATTGCCTGCATTAGAGCTTGACTCGCCCCCAGAATTATGTTATACTCCCATACCTGATGGCAAGAAAGGCAACATGAAACTTCCAAAGGGTTGTAGTTGGTGTAAGTACAAGCACGAATGCTACAAAGATGCTAACGATGGACAGGGTTTACGTACCTTTAAATACTCAAACGGACTCGCATACTTGACAGAAGTTGTAGTCGAACCTAAAGTAGAGGAACTACTAGTATGAATGGCAAGAAAGCTAAGCGGATTAGGAAGCACTCAGGCGTTATTATAGTTGATTGGTTACGCTCGTTGCTCAGTGAAGAAGAAGGACAGGGCGTTACTGTTGATAACTATAAAAACTTTATGCCTGAGCAGACTCACTACATGGCGCAAAGAACTATGCATCTTAACGCCTATCATCCTAAGTGGGTCTGTAATAAGATAACTAAGATTATTAAATCAAACCCTCACCGCGTAATAGAAACTATCACATTAGGAGAAGTACAATGAAAATTGAACAGATGATCATAGCTACAGGAAGTTTTTTATTCAACAGTGATAAGTCTATTACAGATATAGACAACGAGTTTCTAGAAGACTTGCGGCTCTTGATAGATGCGGAACTAGAGCGCAGGGAGGCTGTACTTCATTGAATAAGATTAAGAAGGGCTACCGCAAACAACGAGTCAAGCGTCCTGTAGAAAAGAATCTTGTTAAAGGTTACGACTCTAATTGGGAGTATGAATTACATTCAGGCATCCTTGATGGTTGGAGTTTCCACACCGACAAAGTTCCTTACACCGTTGAGCATAACTATCACCCAGACTTTATCCGCGAGGTTGAGGGCAAGAAGATTCTGCTTGAAGCTAAGGGTAGGTTCTGGGACTACGCAGAGTTTAGCAAGTACATCTGGATTAGTAAGACACTGCCCGAAGATACAGAGTTAGTGTTTCTGTTTGCGAATCCAAGTGCGCCAATGCCACAAGCTAAACGTAGAAAAGACGGCACTAAAAGAAGCCACGGTGAGTGGGCAAGTGCTAACAACTTCAGATGGTTTAGCGAAGACACCATCCCTGATAGTTGGATTAACCCCAAGAAGAGGGAGAGTTTTGACTGACTTCAATAGAAAAGACGAGAGGCGCGATAGGTTTTTAAGAAAGAAGAAGTTCAAGAAGATTAGTTCTTCTTCTAAATTAAAAGATACTAGGCGCAAAGAACCTACAATTAACTTATACGAAGAGATAGCACATGAAAAGATTAAATGATGCAACACCCGCAGATTGGGATAGAGTAGCTAAAGAACATCCTGCACTTGAGCCTTACAAGCCTTACGTTGATATGGCTATGCAAGAAGCACATACACTAAGTGAGGATGTTGTCAACAATCCAAAGCACTACAACACTGGCAACATTGAATGCATCGAAGCCATTGAAGAGTCAATGTCTAGCGTAGCTTTCAAGGGGTATCTCAAGGGCAACTGTATGAAATACCTTTGGCGCTACGACTATAAAGGCAAGCAAGTAGAGGACTTAAATAAGGCTACGTGGTACTTAAATAAACTAACAACAATTGTCACCAAGGAGAACACTTAATGGATCAGTACCAAGAATTTATACACAAGTCACGCTACGCACGTTGGATACCTGAACATAATCGAAGAGAGACATGGACAGAAACAGTGTACCGCTATGTACAGTTTTGGAGAGATCGTGAACAGATTACCGTGACTGAAGGACAGAAATTATACGATGCAATATACAATCTAGAGGTTATGCCTAGCATGAGATGCATGATGACAGCGGGGGAAGCACTCGACAAAGACAATGTTGCAGGGTTTAACTGTAGTTATCTGCACATAGATTCACCGCGATCCTTTGATGAGTTGATGTATGTTCTTATGTGTGGCACAGGTGTAGGGTTTAGCGTTGAACGTAACTTCATAAACAAACTACCTGAGATTGCAGAAACATTTCATACTACTGACAGCGTTATTGTCGTTAGTGATAGCAAGATCGGTTGGGCTTCTGCGTTCCGCGAGTTGATTGCTATGCTATACGCAGGGAAGATTCCTAAGTGGGATATGCACAATGTCCGTCCCGCAGGCGCAAGACTTAAAACCTTTGGTGGACGAGCATCTGGCCCAGAACCCTTAGTAGATTTATTTAATTTTTGTGTTGGTGTTTTCTCAAAAGCCGCAGGCCGCAAGCTAACTTCTATTGAGTGTCACGATGTTGTCTGTAAGATAGCAGACATCGTTGTTGTTGGCGGTGTAAGGCGTTCAGCCCTGATAAGTTTATCTAACCTATCCGACCCACGTATGGCTAAAGCTAAGTCAGGAGATTGGTGGAGAAACGAGGGGCATAGGCGCTTAGCTAACAACAGCGTAGCGTACACAGAGAAGCCTGACTTTGAGTCCTTTCTGTCTGAGATGCAGAACATGTACGAGTCTAAGGCGGGTGAGCGCGGAATCTTCAGTCGCATAGCGGCACAGAAAGTTGCAAGCAAGAATGGACGTAGGGATGCTGAGCAGGACTTTGGTACTAACCCTTGCTCTGAGATTATACTACGCAGTAATCAGTTCTGTAATTTGTCTGAGGTAGTTGTTAGGTCTGAAGATACTTTAGAGACTTTGAAATCTAAAATAGAAGTAGCCGCGATGATCGGAACACTACAGGCTACACTTACAGACTTCCGATACTTGCGTAAAGTGTGGCAACGTAATACAGAAGAAGAGGCTTTGTTAGGTGTGAGCCTTACAGGGATCATGGATCATAAAGTACTAGGCTCGTCTACTGACAAGCTTGCTGAATGGCTAGAGGAGATGAAGGGTGTCGCGGTTAAAACTAATAAAGCTTGGGCAAAGAAGTTGGGAATTAATCAATCAGCGGCTATTACTTGCGTTAAGCCTAGTGGCACGGTGTCTCAGCTTGTTGATAGTGCCAGTGGCATTCATCCTCGTTTTTCTAAGCATTACATTAGACGAGTACGCTCAGATGCGAAAGACCCCCTCGCGCAATACATGTCAACAGCGGGATTCCCTGTCGAACAAGATGTAATGAGTCCTGCATCCCTTGTGTTTAGTTTCCCTGTGAAGTCTCCTAAGACTAGTACAACAGTTAAACAAGTAGGGGCTATGGAACAGTTAGCGTTGTGGAAAGCGTATCAGAACCATTGGTGCGAACATAAACCAAGCATAACTGTTTACTACACAGACGATGAGTTCTTGCAGGTATCCCAATGGATATGGGAAAACTTTGATTTGTGTAGCGGTATTAGCTTGTTGCCGTACAGTGACCACGTATATCAGCAAGCCCCCTATGAAGAAATAAACGCAGAACAATATAAGGAGTTAGTGAAAGCCATGCCGAAAGATATTAACTGGAATGACCTTGAAAACTTTGAACAAGAAGATAACACAACAGGCTCACAAGAGTTGGCGTGTGTGGGCGGTGCTTGTGAAATCGTTTAAGAAAGGCAAGGAAGCCAATGTCTTAGGGTTTAAAATTCTTATTAACTGTGAAGGGGTTGTCGTGACAGAAATGTCCGGCATCCCTGAAGGTGATTTAAATAAGGTCTTTAGCGGTGACGAGTTGTTAATTATGAGAAACATTGTACAACTTACGAAACCAAAACTAGAGGCGCTTCATTCTTTTTTAGAGGATGAACTCAGCGCCCTTAATCATACTACCACTTAACTTTGTTAGCCCAATAGGTTGCCAACAGCTTGCCTTATTATTCTGGACTTAAACCTTTTTCTAGAGCGGCAAGCCTTAACTTGAGATTATGTATGTCATCTAAAAGTTGTTCGCCTTTGACTATCTCTTTATCAACAAGCCCCGCTGTGTATTCGATTAGCATGTCTTGCCGCGCATCAGCAGGAAGCGATCCTAATTCGCCTCTGGGCCATTTAATACGGAACTCAGAGTTGGACTCTATGTCCATCTGAGTTTTGTCTAAGGCATGTTCAAGGGTGTTTAACCGCTCTTGCACAGAGAAGTACGCCATTGTAGATACTGATGTAAATGCAATCATTGCAATCAGATTCCTGAGCGGAATTGTTACCGCTGTGTCTTCAGATAATTCAGCCATCAGATCACCATTTCACGCGGTTAGCCCAATAGGCCGCGCTCATTTTGCCTTTGGCTATGTTCTTAGCGTGTCGCGCTTTGAAGCTTGCACGTTTCTTTTTCATACGGTCAGATTCACCCGCCTTGGGTTTTCCTGCGGTGCTTGCCCCCTGTTCTCCAAACCTAATCGTCTTGATTTTGTCACCTTCTTTTGCCACGACAACATGGCTTTTCTTACTGTGCTTGGGGGTACGTTTCGGTTTATTGTATCCACTGACTCCTGCCCTCTCTAGTCTTGAATCTCTTTTCTTTTTAGTTTTGCCGCCCTTCTTGTAGTCTTCTCTCATCGTTTCTTTCCTTTATGTAGTCCATGCTTAGCGTGTTGTTTGCCTTTAGCTGTAGCCTCTCTTTTCTTTTTATTAGCCGCCGCAAGTTTCTTTCTGCCTGCCGCAGTTGATTTGAGTTTCTTTATAGCCTTAGCAGGCGCGTATACTTCGCCAGTTTTACCGCTAGGTTTTCCAGAAGGTGTACGCCACTTTTGCTTTGTCCATTTCTTTAAAGACTTTTGAGATTTTTTAAGTGCCATTATTTCTTATGAACCTTTTGTACTTTAAAATTAGCTTCGAGTGAAGCGCCCTTGTGCTTAACAAACTTGCCAGTGTGCTTCATTAGATTCATTGAGCCGTCTTTCTGCTTCATCCAGTGATGACCTTTAGGTGCTTTAACTTTCATTTGTACCCGCCTCCTTTAGCTTTGTATTCTTTAGCAAGCATCTGAGCCTTTCGTGCTGACCACTGCCCTGCTTTACCGCCCTTACTTCCCGCTTTAATTTTATTAAATAAGTTCTTACGCATTGTAGGCTTGGTATAGTTACCCGCCTTATTGACTGTTGATTTCTTTTTCTTTGTTGCAGGCATTAACTATTCCTCGCTATTATCGTTAAACTAGTCGATCCAAAGAAGTGAGCTAAAGCCCACGCTAAAAAATACAATTACAAAAATTAAAGCCTTCCACTCTTCTTTGTCTCTATAATCAAAATTACTCATATACAACGCTCATTCAAAAATTACAGTTTCTTTTGGGTCTACATACTTCGGTTTGCAAAAAGCCCTTACTGGTACGTCATATATTTTCCCGAACCTATTCTCACCAGACCCCTTTATGCTTTGCAGGGTTATTGTTCTAGCAAAATAAACACAGGAGTTAATGTTATTCCAGACTCCATACTCCTCAATGTCTTCAACAAAACCATCAGGAGTTAAAGTCTCTATCATTAATGCAAACACTAACGTCTTCATTTTATAACTCGTTCAGAATTATCTACCCAAGTTAAACGACAGATACAGTCTACTGCCTC